ACAGAAGGCGCGTTTCTCAACTTCACGAAGACCAACGAGTTCAAAGCATCACAAGCGATCATCTTGGCGCGTGCGTTCGATGATGGTACAGTCACTGATGGTGATGTGCTGTTGTTCACCGATGCATGGAACCCTGTGATCTTGATGGCGCGCTACATGATTGACCTGACAGGTAAAGATGTTCAGATTGCCAGCATGTGGCACGCCGGTAGCTATGACCCTCAAGACTTTCTTGGTCGCAAGATCCCGAGTAAGACTTGGTCGTTCAACGCCGAGCGCGCAATGTTCTATGCTGCCGACGTGAACTTCTTTGCAACCCAGTTCCATGTTGACATGTTCTGCAATACGCTCGGTGTCGATAGACGTCATTCAACGATTCATAAGGCGGGCTTCCCGTTCGAATACATCGCAGAGATTGCGCAATGTGCAACACCTGCTGATCTTGTTAAGGAAGATATCGTTTGTTTCCCGCACCGACTAAGCGAAGAGAAAAACTATAACCTGTTTAAGCAACTTGAAGTTATGTTACCACAATATAAGTTCATTGCCTGTCAGGAAAGTTCATTGACTAAGGATGAGTATTACAATATCCTTGCTCGCTCTAAGTTGCTGTTCTCGGCAAACAAACAGGAAACTCTCGGTATCGGTACATACGAAGGATTGGCTCTCAAGGCAATTCCTATGGTGCCCGACTATTTGTCCTACTCGGAGATGTACAACGTACTGTTCAAGTATGACCCTGCGCTGATGCAAGACCCACAGGCAATGGCTGACCTGATTGTTCATTACATGGACAACTATGACAAGCTTGCGCCGCGACTCGATAAAGAGTTTGAACGCATCTCTGCGACCTTCTTCACCTCAACCTCAATGATGACCACTTTAAAGGAACTGATGTAACTATGAACTTCGATACTTTTAACCGCCAAATCCAAGACGTTATCGACTGGAACGCGGTTGCTCGCAAGATGACCCACACCTTCACTCCAGAACAACTGGTAGCACAGACTGCATATGTCCATGAAGAGGTGATGGAAACTATCGCGGGCATCGCAACCAAAGACACGAAGGAAACTCTGGATGGCATCGCTGACATCTTCGTCACCCTTGCCTACAAGTACTTCCTGATGCGTCAAGAGTTCAATGCCGACTTCAACGTTGAAGACCTGTTCGGTGAAGACATCAGCACAGACCCTCGCCTGCAACAAGACTACCTGCTGTCGCTGACCAGCACCATCTCAACCAACAACCTGTTTGCAGAAGGCCTGCACGACATCGAATTCACCATGAGCCTGCTGTACCTGCTGATGTACGTTGCTGAAGACTTGTATAAGGTTGATATGCATGTCGTCGTCGATGCGGTGATGGAAAGCAACTGGAGCAAGTTCCCAATCGCCAGCGAAGTCAAAGACATTGACGCTATGTGTGAGTGGATTGAAGAAGTCCGCAAGCGCGAAAACGTCGGCTACTCGTTTGCTGAAGTTGCTGGTGTCCAGCGTGTGACCTTCCGTGACAACTTCGGTGAAGGCAAGATCATGAAGCCTTCGACCTTCGTTGAGCCGAACATCGCCGCACTGCTGAAGTAAATCGCCCCTGCGAGTCGCTGTAAGCCCTTTACAGCGACTTCGTTCCTTTAGTAGTATCGTCGCCCATTTATCCAACTAAGGCTGCTAATACGTGAGTACTGATGCGCTCTACACGTTCTATAAGACATGGGGTAGCAATATCCTGTTTCGCTATCGCAAGAATGGAAAGTCATATGCAAAGAAGGTAGACTTCTACAAACCCTCGCTCTACACCAAAGCTGATGCAAGCGCGCCTGGTGATACTGTTCCGTCGATCTTTGGTTATGACCTGAAGCGAGTGCAGTTCGATTCGATCCGTGATGCTAAAGGCTTCGTCAACTCCTATAAGGATGTTGAAGGCTTTACTATCGAAGGCAACAGTAACTACGCCAACCAGTTCATTATCGAGCTGTACGATGGCAAGATGCCTGAGTTCGATCCAAGTCAGATTCGTGTGGGCATTCTCGACATCGAGGTCAATGTACCTGATGGTGAAGGTTTCCCTGAGCCGGCTGAGGTCAAGTGGCCAATCAACGGCATTACGTTCTATGACAACTTCACCGACACCTACTACTGCATCGGTGACAAAGAATACGTCCATGATGCGCAAGACAAAGATGTAGGTCACCTGAAAGTTGAGTATCACCGGTGTGATGGTGAAGTCTCATTGTTGAAGGCGATGCTGCGTCACTTCAAAGAATTCAACTATGATGCGACTTCAGGTTGGAACTCTGAGACGTTTGACATGCCGTACATCGTCAATCGTTGCTACAAGATCTTGGGTGAAGAGACAACCAAGTCGCACCTGTCGCCGTTCAACCATATCGAACTGCGTGAAGTTAACGGTAACTTCGGCAAACCTCAGTTAAAAGCGGACATCATGGGTGTTCCTCACCTCGACTTCCTGCAACTGTACAAGAAACACATCTATGTCCCGCGTGAAAGTTATCGTCTGGACTTCATCGGTAATGCCGAACTCGGCATGAGCAAGATGAGTTATGAGGAAGAAGGCTCGCTGCGTGCGCTGTATGAGCAGAACCCTCAGAAGTTCTACAGCTATAACATCAAAGATACCGCGCTCGTTAAAGCGCTGAACGACAAGCTTGGGCTGTTCAACATCACCTTCACCCTGGCGTATTACTGTCTGGCGAACTATGAAGAGACGCTGGGAACAACCAAGATCTGGGAACAACTGATCGCCAAGCAACTGTACATCAAAGGTCAAGTGCCTCTGTTTGCAGCCAAGCGTCAGGCCGGTAAAGAGTTCGACGGTGCATTCGTTCACCCGACTGTTGTGGGTTTCCATCGCTGGTTGGTGTCTATCGACTTGAACTCTCTTTATCCGATGAATGAAATACAATACAACATCGGCCCGAACACCTACATTCCTCGTGAACGTCTACCTGCATGTCTGCAAGAGCTGAAATCGAAGTACACCCTTGACGACCTGGTTCATAAGCGTGTGGACTTGTCTGATCTGGCGAAGTACAACCTGATCATGGCTGGCAACTTCGAATTCTATGACCGTAGCTATGTTGGCTTCATGGCTGAGATCAAGGATGAGTTGTACACAGGTCGTAAGGTCAAGAAGAAACTGATGCTCAAAGCTCAGACCGAATCTCAACGCGTCAAAGCTGAGATGAAGGTTCAGGGTATGCTTGAGGAGCTTGTACAGGAACTCAAGAAGTGGGAACTACAAGACGGTCTGAACGGTAACCTGCAACTGGCACTGAAGATTTTGCTCAACGCTGGTTACGGTGCTATCGGTAACGAACACTTCCTGTACTACAAGGTCGAGAACGCTGAAGCAATCACCCTGTCTGGTCAACTGATCAACAAGTGGACTCACGTCCGCGTCAATGCACTGTTGAACAAGATGCTTGGCACTGTCGATGTGAACCGTACTGTGGCTGGTGATACTGACTCGCTGTATTTGGTACTTGATGACGTGGTCGAGATGATGGGCATTCGTCACATGACCGACAACGAGATCGCCGACCAGCTTGACCAGTTCATGAAGCAAGTGCTGTCGCCTAAGGTTGACCAATTCTCACAAGAGTTGTGCGACTACATGAACGGTATGCAAAACAAGATGGTCTGGGAGCGTGAAGTTATTTCGCCTATCTCCATCTTCGTGCGTAAGAAAGGTTACACGATGAGCATCATTGACAGCGAGGGCGTTCGCTTCACTGAGCCTAAGTTCAAGGTGACTGGTCTTGAAGCTGTGAAGTCGTCGACCCCTGAATGGTCTCGCAACTACTTGAAGGAGTGCTACAAGATCGCGTTGACTCGTGACCAAAACAAGCTGCATACGCGTGTAGCTGAGATTCGTCAGGAGTTCATGAAGCTCTCGGTCAACGACATCGCAATCCCTCGTGGTGTAAACAACCTCGAAAAGTATACAGATGACACGAGCATCTATATCAAAGGGACGCCAAAGCACGTCAAGGCTGCACTCGTCCACAACCACCTCGTTAAATCGCGTGGCATGAATACGCAACTGATCAGTGGTGGTAACAAGATCAAGTTCATTGACCTGAAGCGTCCGAATCCGATTAACCAAGACGTTGTCGGCTTCAACTACTTCTTACCAGCCGAGTTTGAGCTTGATAAGTTCGTTGATCGAGACACGATCTTCGACACCGCATTCATGAGTCCGCTGCTGATCTTCCTCGAAGCGATCAAGTGGTCACACGAACCTGTAATCAGTCTTGAAGACTTTTTCTCCTAACATAAAGGTATACACAACATGATCGACAGCATTGGTTTGATGGGCGCAGCTGGTAGCGGCAAAGACACTACAGCGCGCATTCTGATTCAGAAGTTGGAAGATGCAGGCGTTGGATCGTTCGAGACCTACAGCTTTGCCCGGCCACTGAAAGAGTTCACCGTAGACGTGTTCGGTATTGCACCTAGCATCATTGAGCCTACGACCCCTGAGGCTCGCGCTCTGCGTGAAACAGTGACTCGGGTCACGTACACTGACGCCGACTTGCGTAGCGCGTTTGACGATGCGCTGACTAACATTCTCGAAGCTTACGGTGAAGCGATTGACATCCCCTTCGATGGTCTGGTCGCATGTCTTGGCTACTTCAACGCTAAAGACGCCTATGCAGGTCTTTACAAAAAATATCTTGAAGTTCTTCGTGGTGAGATGTATACGCCCAATGCCTTTATGCGTATACTGCATAAGCTGGTTGACAAAGAGCCGATGGTGCGATTCAAGACCAGTCCAAGACGGTTGTTGCAAAAGACTGGTACAGAGTTCTTTCGAGACACAATCTCGCAGTCATTCTGGACCGACGTAGCACCAAAGCGCAATGTGATCTATACCGATGTGCGCTTTGGTAATGAACTCGACTTTGTTCATCAGAATGGTGGCCTTATGTTGAAAATTGTCAATACGAATCAACAAGTTATCAAAAGTTCTTCACACGCTTCTGAAGAACTCGTATATACTGCGACTGCTGATCATGTCATAGAGCACGACGGCAAACGTCTTGAGACAATTCACCAAGCGGTTGACCGTTTCATCGCTACAACACTTAACTAAAGACCATCATAATAAACGGGGTTCACCATAATATGCTGTACGCGAAATTTGAAGTACTTGAGACACCTGATACCACTGAACTGCACAAATACCTTCAGAGCATTGCGGCAGAAATCAAGTTTGAATCGACGTTTGAAGTCGAAAGTGACTCTGTTAGTGTATACTTCGAAACGCAACGCGATGCCAAAGAGTATCTGCGTCGTGTGATTGAAGACTACGCGACACTGGGGTTCGAAGTTGAGCAAGAGGTTGACTTGTTTGACCTGAGCGTCTACATCAATGACCCTGAGCTTCAAGCGTTCTTCATGACTCAGCGCATGAACATTCAGCAAGTGCAGACTGAAGCACTCGGTGAAATTCTGAGCGAGGCGAACGCTGGTGTTGACAGACTCAATCGAGTCAACGAAACCAACGAAGCAATCGCCCTGAAGAACGGTCTAAGCAGCATGCGCAAGATCATCAACGTCATTGTGGCGCGACTCGAGGAGAAGAACATCTTCTTGAGTGATGAGATCAACAAGGTCTCTGAGCGCGACACGATTCACTGATCCACATAAGTAAACCGTAAATACTACACGGGCAATCGACCCGTGTAGTCTCACCTGTAAACTCCTAAAGGAAAGCATCAATTATGTCGAGTATTATGGAACGTATGAAGAAAGCCTCGTTTGTTGACAGTGCTGCTGCACTCTCTTCATCCGAGTTCTTCAAGGGGACTGACCTGGTCGCTATGCCGGTCTACATGATGAACGTAGCGTTCTCTGGCACCCTTGACGGTGGCTTCATGCGCGGTCTGCACCAACTCGCAGGTCCTTCTAAGCACTTCAAATCGAACATGGCGCTTGTGCTGTGCAAAGCGTTTCAAGACAAGTACAAAGACGGGATCATCCTGTTCTACGACTCGGAGTTCGGTGCAACGCCTGAATACTTCGAAACTGCGGGGATCGACAACGACCGCGTGTTCCACATCCCTATCACCAACATCGAAGAACTGAACTTCGACCTGAACAAGAAGCTTGACGAACTCACCAAGAAAGATCGGGTGATGATCTTCGTTGACTCCATCGGTAACCTTGCCTCGAAGAAAGAAGTCGAGGACGTCAAGAATGAGAAGTCTGTCGGTGACATGACTCGGGCCAAGACCCTGAAAAGTCTGTTCCGTATCGTCACGCCGAAGCTGACCACGAAAGACATTCCGATGGTCTGCATCAACCACACCTACGACACTCAGGAAATGTATTCCAAGAAAGTCGTGTCCGGTGGTACTGGTATCGAATACAGCTCCCATACTGTACTGATCATCGGTAAACGTCAAGTAAAAGAAGGTACTGAACTGCTTGGTTTTGAGTTCGTGCTGAACGTCAACAAATCGCGCTTCATCAAAGAGAAGTCGGCTATCCCTATCACTGTGACCTATGACGGTGGTGTTGATCGCTTTTCTGGATTGCTTGATGTTGCTCTGGAAACTGGCCATGTCGAGAAGCCAAAGAATGGCTGGTTCACTCGTCCTGGTGTTGCTGGTGATCGCAACTGGCGTCGGGCT